AATGGAGATAGATGAAAAGTATGGTATTACAAATGTAGTTCCTTTATCTGTATATGATGTCGCTAGAATAGAGGGTTTAGACCCAGAAAATCCAGAGTATGTAAAGTTTTTAATTGAGTCTGCTACAAGTGAACACAGATTTAAATCTGAAAAATCATCTACAAAAGTAGAATTAGAAAATTATGAAGTAGCTCATTTCAGATTACTATCGGATTCGAATTATTTACCTTATGGTAAATCACAAGTAGAGGGTGCTAGAAAAATATATAAACAATTAACACTCATGGAGGATGCGATGTTAATCCATCGTATAATGAGAGCACCAGAGAAAAGAATATTTAAATTAGACATTGGTAATATACCACCAGCTGAAGTTGACAATTACATGCAACAAGTCATCAATAAAATGAAAAAGGCACCTGTAGTTGACGAAAATACTGGTGATTATAATTTAAAATATAATATGCAAAACATTACCGAGGATTTTTTCTTACCTGTAAGGGGCGGTGATAGTGGGACAAACATTGAGTCTTTACCTGGTCTGACATATGAAGCTACCGAAGATATTGAATATCTAAAAAACAAAATGTTGTCTGCATTGAGAATACCAAAAGCGTTTTTAGGGTTCGAAGAAAATGTTGGTAGTAAAGCTACTTTAGCAGCAGAGGATGTTCGTTTTGCAAGAACCATTGAAAGAATTCAGAGAATTGCAGTGAGTGAACTTACAAAGATAGCTATCGTTCACCTTTACGCACAAGGATATCAAGATTCTGATTTAATTAATTTTAATCTCGGTTTAACAAATCCATCAACAATTTATGAACAAGAAAAAATTGAATTGTGGGATTCTAAAACAAGATTAGCTTCATCAATGATGCAGGATGGATTATTATCCTCGGAGTGGATTTACAAAAATATATTTGGTTTTACAGATGAGGAAATAAAAGAAGAAGACAAAGGTATTATATACGATACAAAACAAAAGTTTAGAAGACAACAGATTGAAAATGAGGGTAATGACCCAGCAAAAACTGGTGAAGCACAAGGAACCCCATCTGATATGGCTATGGGTAGAACAGGTCATGAGTTGGATGATAAAGGTGGAGCACCAGAGGGTGGATTTGAAGGAGCTGGTCGTCCTAAAGAAATACCCAAATATGGAAAAGATTTTAGTGCAAGAGGTAGAGACCCATTAGGGAATGTCGACAGAAAAAACGCGACAAAACCTGGTCAAACTTTGGCATTAGCACATTTTGATAAACTAAAAAAATCCATGAATATGAATAAAGGAAACATAAAAGTTTTAAACGAGACAAATGAATTAGAATCAGAGTATAAATCCGAACTAAATGTAATCGGAGAAGACACTTCTGATGAATAATTATTGCTTAACTTTATATTTATTTATGACTAAATTTAATTTAATTTGGAGTATTTGATGGCTAAGAAACTTAAACATAACAAAATCAAGAACACGGCTATTCTTTTTGAGTTATTAACAAGACAAATTACCGCCGATGTATTAGCTGGAAAAAAAACAGCATCAGTTGATATTGTTAAAGAATTTTTCAACGAGAAAACAGAATTAGGTAAAGAATTACAACTTTATCGATTATTATCTGAAAAACATTTTAAAACAGAGACAAAAGCAAACGAATTAGTAAATGTTGTTGTTAAATCAAGGCAAAGACTTAGCAATTCTAAATTAAGAAACGAAAAATATAATCTTATATCAAAGATTAATGAAAATTATAATGCTAGTGATTTTTTCAATGGAAGAATTAGAAACTATAAATTACTTGCATCAATATATAATTTATTCCAATCTGAAACCTTAAATGAAAATTTTAATGCTGAAGAGGTGATAAATTCAAAATTTACCATATTAGAACATATAGTCAATAAAAAAATTAGTGGTAGTAGTCTGAAAAATCAAGTTATTAAAGAATATAACAAAACAGATAAAGATTTAAGGTTGTTAACATATAAAATATTAGTTGACAAGTTTAATAAAAAATACAAAAATCTTGACGAGTCACAAAAAGATTTATTAAAAAAATATATAAACAATATCAGTAATACAAATTACATGAAAGATTTTGTTATAAATGAAGTTAAAAAAGTAAAAAATACTCTTAACGAACATTCTGATTTAGTATCAGATAAAGTTACAAAAATTAAATTAGTCGAGGCTATAAATCAATTAAAAAATTTAACCAAGGGTAAAGTCGTTACCGAAAAACAGGTATTAAAGTTAATGAGATACTATGAATTGGTTAAGGAGATTGAAAATGTCCACAAACAAAAATAAAATAAAAGAGTTAATTCGTAAACTTATTCGTAAAGAAATCGAAGAAGCTTCCTTTACAGGTAATCTCGATGGTGGAGAAGGCCCCCCAAAAACACCATATGCATTTCAATCTAAACCTAAATCTAAAAAAGATAAAGAAAAAGAAAAAGCTATAGCTACAGCTGGTGGATATATGAAAGTTAAAGAAGCCAGATTTGCAGTTGATTTTAAAGACGCGGGTGGTGTAAAACTAACCGCTATTATTGACGCAACTTCAAAAGGTGAGGCAAAGATGAGAGTTGCAAAATCATTAAAGGCTGGACAAAAAGGTGTAATTGATGTCAGAAGAGTTCAATCAAGTGCTGCTAAACAGATTGATAAAAAATTAGAGAATGTGAATGAAGGACAATATCACAACTATCGTAATGATGACACTATGACGGCAAAACAAAAAATTGGTTTATCCATGAGAGAGGTTCGTGATAAATTAAATGAACTCGATAAACTTGTAAAGATAAATGTAAGACTTAAAAATGAACTTAATGTAGATTCCAAAACTTATTGGAAGAGAACCCACGCAGCTATGAAAAAAATTAGTGAAAGATTAGTCAAATTGGCTAACAAAGTGGGACAATTATACTAAAAGGAGTTAGCTGTGAATAAACAACTAATAGTAGATTACTTACCTTTTGAGGTAAAACCAGAACAGATTAGTGAATCAATCAAAGAAAATGATGGTAAACTAATTGTCCGCGGTGTTTTGCAAAGAGCTGAAGCTAAAAATCAAAATGGTAGAGTATATCCAAGAGAAATTTTAGCTAGAGAAGCTAAAAAATATGAAAAAGAATTTATTTCACAAAGAAGAGCTATGGGAGAGTTAGACCATCCTGAGTCTTCTGTAGTGAATTTACAAAATGTGTCCCACAATGTGAAGGATATGCATTGGGAGGGTGACAACTTACTTGGAACAGTAGAAGTTTTAGGAACTCCAAGTGGTAATATTTTAAAAGAATTATTTAAATCAGGTATCAAACTTGGTATATCCTCTCGTGGTATGGGTTCTGTTGAAACTGTTACAGAGGATAGTGGTGATTCGGTTGTTAAAGTTCAACCAGATTTTGAATTGATTGCATTTGATTTTGTGTCAAATCCGTCTACCCACGGAGCTTTTATGTATCCGATGAATGAGGGAGTAGAAGTAAAGAGTGAGAGAACTTCTGGTGCTTATTGTAAAGTTGAATCCATCATTAATGATATAATGAGAGGTTAAATGTCAGAACAATCAATAAAAATGTTTGACAAGTGGAGAGCTTGGAGATTAGATGAAGAGATTGAGAATGAGACAAGTGTCCCATTTGAGGTCGTCGGTAAAAACTCTATAATGGTCAATGGTAGAAAACTATCAGCAAAACTCGTATTTAGTGGTAATGATTTAAAAGATATTGTTGAGGGTAAGAAGAAAAAAGGTAAAGTGGTATTAGCCTCTTTAAAAATTAAATGATTAAATTAAAAGATTTAATAAGTGAAGTTAAAGTAGGTTCAGCACGTGTTGGTTTGGGTGGTAGAGGTAAAGAAGTTGAGTTAGTTGTGGATAGAGCTTCGGGAGGTAAGTGGAAAACCGTTTATTTTAATATGAGAAGAGAATATGTTAGTGGAGTTGGATTTGCAACTGGGATGTCGCTAGATGAAAAACCAATAACATTAACATCAAGAGAAAAAAATATAATCAAAAAAATTATTAAAAACCCAGAAGATATAGCTTATATGGGTGATGAGAATGTAAAACCAAATGATGTATTAAGGGCATTAAAATGATTAAACTAAAAAAAATAATGTCAGAAGCATTTGTATGGGATAGAAAGTTCGGTGAACCCCTACCAACCTTAAAGGACATGATGTCAAAAGTAGAGGAGGGGCCAGAAGAACAGAGACCTGCTGATAAAGAAGTTCAAAGGCTGATTAAAGCAGAGGCAAAACTCCGTGAAAGAATGATAAAGTTAGAACAAATTTTTTTGAGGGATGCAAGACCTGAAAATGTAAAATTAGCAAAACAATTAACCAAGTCTTATAAAGAGACAGTCACTAAATTCATGAGAGATATGGTGTCTATAAGAAAGAAACTAAAATGATTAAGTTAAAAAATATAATGAATGAGAATTATTGGACTGGTCGTAAATTTGGTGAACCCTTACCAACCTTGAGATTAGAACAAGATGAACCAGACCACTTTGGTGGTGGTGAAAACATAAAGATTTTAGATTATCAAACAGAGCACTTTGATATTTGTCAGTCAGCTGTAATCCTTTACAAACGATTAGTAAAAGATGTAGATAATACAGATGCACAAGATTTAATTATTAGTTCAGCAAAAAAACTCGACCACCTATTTGAGATGGAAAAACAGGTTGTTAGGGGTGAGGAGTTAGACCATGACCCAATCGACATGGGTGTGGAGATTATCAATATAGTCTCCTATCAGTTAGGTCGTATCGGTGGTATGATTAATGATGATTTTGAGAGGGATACAAGCTTTCTAAAACTTCATATTATGGAAATCATAAACAGAAAAGATAGTATCAAGATAGCTGATAAACAAGAAGAAGAATAGTGCCATCAGTAAGTAAAGCACAACAAAGATTTATGGGATTGGTTCACGCTTACAAAAAGGGTGAGGTTCCAGCTAGTCAAGTCAGTCAAGCAGTAAAGGATGCAGCTAAATCAATGAAGAAGAAGTCAACTAAAAAGTTCGCCTCTACAAAACATGATGATTTACCTGATAAGGTAAGAGAGTATGTAGTTAGTGAGAATCCTGCAGCAGCTGCAGCAGCGGCTATGGTGATGATGAAATTACAAAATCCTGATACGGGTAAAAAGATTTCTGCTATTACACCACTTCGAAATAAAGACCACAAACTACATAAAAAGTCTAAGGGTATATTCCAAAGATTAAAGGATAAGTTCATGAAGAAAAATGAATCCGTAAATGAAGATGTGTTTGCTATAGTGGATAAGTACAATGATAGAAAACAAGACTATGACCAAGTATATTTCAAGGATAATAACTTGAATAAAGTTAAGAAACATATGAAAAAAATGGGTAAGAAATATGGTAAGATGAATCTTATCAGGGTTAAATCTAATGGAAAAATGAGTGTTGTTGAAAACCTTAAAGAAGACGGACATACAGACGTAGCATCAGCCGAGAGAAAACTCAAACTGATTATGAAAGATGCTATGGATACACTTAATGCTTTACGTAGTTTATCTAACGAGGACTCACTACCAAGTTGGTGGACTGATAAGATTACACTAGCAAAAGATTATGTTGGTAAGTCTCGTGATTACATTATGAATCCAGCTGAGTCAGTAAATGAAGGTAAGTTAGATCGAATAGCCTCTACACTCGTTGCTGATTTAAATAAAGAGTTTATACGATATAATCCTAAAAAAATAAGTGACTTTAATAAGGTGGTAAAATATTTAGGAAAAAAAATGCCAAGAGTTCCTCAATCAAAAATTGCAGATATAGCTATGACTTTTGATGAAATAATGAGAGATGAAGCTGGTAACGTGGTTGTAAACAGTAGAGAACAACGAGCTAGAATGAAAACAACTCTAAAAAAACTTGGTATGAAAGAATCCGTAAATGAAACTCCACAAAAAGTTGCTA